GGTTACAAGACCTTCCTTCCAAGGAAGATCCAGATGATCGTATGGAACCGCTCGTCGTTGGTTTATTTGGACAACCTGGAATGGGAAAGAGTACGCAAATCAATTTAATTGTTAGTGAACTTTCCTCCCTATTTCCGGGTGTTGAGAGACAACACCTTACTTACCAAAGAACGTGCCATGTTGAACATTGGGACGGCTACCGTGGACAACCCATAGTCATTTTTGATGACTTGGGTCAGTCCATGGACGGACATGATATCAAAGAGTTTCAAACTTTGGTCTCTTGTTGTCCGTATGTTGTTCCAATGGCCTCTTTAGAAGAGAAGGGACAGAAATTCTGTTCCCCTATCATTATTTGTACCTCTAACTTATTGTATGGTATGAATCTAAAGAATGTATATGGCATGTCGAATCCCATTATCGATGATGCCTCCTTCTGGAGGCGGTTTCACGTACCCTTACTGGTAGAACATCAGGAGACTTATTGTCTCCGCGATCCTCCTAGTTGGGTCCGAGAAGAGAACCTTATTTTCTTGAAAAACAAATTGAGGACTGGGGCAAACCCATTCCCCGATAAGTTTAATCATGAAAGGTTCTTTCAACGATCTCGGGATTTCGACAAGAACGGTATCCAAGAAAAATGGATACCGTTCTCGAACTTTGGTTCCTTCCGTTCCCTTTTTAGGGAACGGAGGGATTACCACGAGAACTTTCGCCAGAACTGGATCCAAACAGTTGTGGACAAGTGTCAAGACACTGCCGTCCTAGATCCTTTACTCAGAGAGTTAGAAGAATACGGTTTCACCGAATCTTTTGACTTCAAGAGCGGATCAGGAACGACAAAGTGTCTGAACTTCCCCGCGTTCCCACCGGAAGGGCCTCTACCTGTTAGGGTTGAGCCAATTCCAGAACCCTTAAAGGTTCGGGTGATAACAGCGGGAAGGGGCGACACATTTTGTCTGAAGCCTCTCCAGCGAGCCATGTGGCTCGCTCTCGGGGACTTCCCACAATTTTGTCTCACCCACGGTACCAATAGATTGGAAAGTGCGATTTCTCGTATTTTCGAATCCTCAGACCGTGGGGATGTTTGGATCTCGGGTGACTACTCCGCAGCAACTGATTCATTCTCAATAGAGGGCTCCAAAGCTCTCTTAGAAGGAATCCTGGAATCAATAGATCATGAACCAACGAAACGTTGGGCCATGAAAGAGATCTCCCCTCATTTACTTGTTTATCCAAAGAAGACTGGACTTAGTCCTGTCCTTCAGAAATCAGGTCAATTGATGGGATCTCTTCTATCCTTTCCTTTGCTGTGCCTACTAAACGATTGTACTGCCGAGTTTTCTGGAGTACCGTCTTCCAATTATTTAATAAATGGTGACGATATCCTCATGAGAACTCATCCTGACACTTACCCTAAATGGAGAGAAACAGTCCGAGAATTCGGACTAGATCTTTCCCCAGGTAAGAACTACATTCATCCCGTTTTCGGGACGGTGAACTCCCAACTTATTGTGGGAGGAACTGTTGTAGGTTCAGGAAAACAGATGATCCTAGATAGACGTAGTCGCATTCTTGGCGAGTGTTTAAGAGATTTGGAATTTGCAATGCCGGAAGATTCTCCAGAATCCGTTCAAGATTTATTTAAGTCGGTTAACCGACAAAAATTATCTAGAACGGTCCGGAGCATTTCGGTTCCAGTCAGTCATGGGGGACTTTCATTTTCTTGGGGTAAACCCTTAGAAACAAAGAAGAGTGAGCGTACAGCGAAGCTGTGTTACTTACACGACTTGTTTAAGAAAATGGAGCCCTTGAAGGACTGTATTGCAATTCCCTATCTCTCAACGAGGGAAAGAAACGTATCAAGCATGCGAGAGGAAGAAAGGATTTTTAACGAACCCGTTGACCCGAGTGAATTTCATGAGGACTTTTTAAGCCCGATTGATATTCAGAAGGTCACGAAACGTTGCATGACCCATCCGGGGCTGCGAGATTTACTTCTCGATCAACCTCTGAGGTCAATGCCTTCCTTAAATTTCTTGCATGCATACCAAATTCCTTGTTCTGATAAAAAGGTAAAGAAAGAGCTACAGGTAGCTATTGATTCACTTTTTTTATCTAGATACCTCCAAGGAGGTCAAGAATTTGGGTATGATACGTTCCGAAGGGAATTCCTATTAACCACTATGAATCTGTCGTCAAATACCGAGAAAACTGTGAAACACCTTGTGTCTCTCATGGATCTCGATGTTCGTCCCGATTTCCTTCAGTATATCAATCTCAATTTTGATCCCATAGCGTTTGATCCAAATACTTTTCAGAAGAATTTGGGTTCCGCTTTGAAACCAAAAGAGTTTGATTTACCAAAGGAGGTCGATGACTTTAACGACTTTTCCAAGGAAATTGAGAAGATCTTCTTTGAACAGTGTTCTGAATTAGGATTATACCCTCTGGGTATTATTCCTTCTCCAGATGACTGTTCGGAGGCTTCTTATTCCCGAGGTGATTCAAGCGACCCTCTTTTTTGAAGAGGGTCTCTTAGGTTAATAGGAAGTAAGCAGAATGGTATTGGTAGATCTAATTCAACCGATACAGTCATATTGGATTTGCAGATCTGATTTAATCAGTTACGC